TTAGTAAGAAGGCTGCAATTGTAAATCTTCTTGCAGAAAGAGATTACTATATGTCAAATAAGGGTGCAAGAACAAAGTCTGTGGGGAATAGGATTACTCGTATTGAATCAGTCATTGTTGCAAGAGAGAAAATCTTATCTGAAATGTTAAAGAAGAAAGAAGAAGAACCTATTGCAAAACAAGATGAGGGCTAATGTTAGTCAAACAAGAAGCAATAATTGTTAAGGAAATGATTACTGATGGTGAAGTACTTAACCAGCATCTAGAAAAAGAAATTCGTGATGCTGGTTATGGTAGTAAACTAACTACTGCAAAATGTTATCGCACTCGTTGGAATATGCATGAAACAAGTGATGCATTTGCACTACTTGGACAAGGTGCAATATCTGTTGCAAAACGATATTATACTGATGAGTGTGATGAAGAAGGCAATCGTAAAAACTATGATCTTAGAGTATCAGAGTCTTGGGGGTTGATATATAATAGAGGAGATGTTACTGGAGTGCATCAACATTGGCCATCGCTATGGTCATACACATACTGTGTAAAGGGTTGTAAAGATTGTTCTCCACTCGTATTTCCTACTGTTGTAGAAGACAATAAGATATATCCAGAGTCAGGACAACTTATATTGTTTCCTGGCTGGGTACATCACGAAGTACCAGAACAAAAATGTGAACATGAGAGAATCATGGTCGCTGGTAATATAATGTGGGATGATTGGGTATGAACGAAAATTATATAAGAATATATCAAAATGCTGTACCAGATATATTCTGTGATAAAATGATAGAGCAGTTTGAAAACAATCCAGACCAATTGGAGAAACAAGACAAAAAAAATCCAGATACAAACTTTGAAATGTCATTCAATCAAATTCATGTTATGGAACATGACCTATGGAAAGATGATGTTAAGTATATGATGGATATGTTCCAAATGTATCTAAGAGAATACAGAAAAGACTGTAATATTATAGATAATCAATGGCCAATGAAACATGGATATGAATCAATACGAATGAAACGATACTTACCTAATGGTAAAGAGTTCTTCAGTCCTCATGTTGATGTGACTGACTATGCAACTGCAAGAAGATTTCTTGTATTCTTTTTATACTTAGATAACAATAGTGCTGGACAAACCTCATTTCCATTTCTAAATATTGGTAGTGACTGTAAGAAAGGTTCATTACTTATGTTTCCACCAATGTGGCCATGGCTTCATGCTGGGGAGAAACCAATAGACAAACCAAAATACATAATAGGGAGTTATTTACATTATGTCTAAACTACTAAACCATCTAGGAGAAGCAATTGATAATACAGTTGATGAATCCAAACTACCAACAAGAGAACAAATACTAAGAGACCCAATCACAAAAAAGTTTGTGTTTCTGAATAGTGATGCACATCCAAACCAGACTTGTATTGGGTTAACTAGTGAAACCGATTTTCATGGTGTTGTGTATAAGTACGGCGAGGTTACATTTCCAGAAGAAATTATGAACCAAGAAGAAATGAAAAACAAAAATGACTTGCCTTTTAGGTTTAAGTATGATATTATAGAAAGTAATGGGATTCCAAGAGAAAACTTTGGGGATAACTTTACGAAACTAATTGGAGATGTGTTATTACACATCATAATCGCACAGTCAGAGGATGGAACACTTGCAACAAACTATAGAACGGACAACGCTCAGTAACCTTGTATCTAACGAGGAATATTGTAGAAAAGTATTACCCTTTATTAGATCAGATTACTTTGATATAAAAGAAGAACGAGTCGTATTTGAGGAGATCGAGAGCTTTGTTGATAAGTACAAGAGAGTTCCTACAAAGATATCACTAGAGATAGAAGTAGAACATAGAAAAGACTTAACTCAAGACCAACATACAAAGGTTGTAGAAATCATTCAGACACTTGATTCTACTGATGTTGATATGGAGTGGTTAGTTGATACAACAGAAAAGTTCTGTAAAGACAAAGCCATCTATAATGCTATTGTCGAGGGTATATCAATTATTGATGGTAAAGATAAGAATCGTAGTGCAGATGCAATACCAAGTATTCTTACTGATGCACTTGCTGTGTGTTTTGATAATGCAGTTGGTCACGATTACTTTGACGATAGTGAAAAACGATTTGATTTCTATCATAGAGTAGAAGAACGTATTCCATTCGACCTTGAGTTCTTTAACAAGATAACTAAGGGTGGACTTCCAAATAAGACACTAAACATTTGTCTTGCTGGAACTGGTGTCGGTAAATCTCTATTCATGTGTCATATGGCTGCAGCTTGTCTATCTCAAGGTAAGAATGTATTATACATCACACTTGAAATGGCAGAAGAACGTATTGCAGAACGTATAGATGCAAATCTAATGAATGTGTCTATGGAAGACTTACACAATCTACCTAAGAGTATGTTTGAAGATAAGATTGAAAATATTATGAAGAAGACTAATGGTAAACTTATTATCAAAGAATACCCTACTGCAACTGCACACTCTGCTCACTTTCGTGGATTGATTAAAGAACTTGCAATCAAGAGAAGTTTCAAACCAGATATGATATTCATTGATTATCTAAATATTTGTGCATCTTCAAGACTTAAAGGAGCAGCTAATGTCAATTCTTACACTTATATCAAATCTATTGCAGAAGAACTACGAGGACTTGCCGTTGAATGTGATGTTCCAATTATGTCGGCAACACAAACAACGAGAAGTGGTTTCACATCAACAGACCTCGGCCTTGAGGACACATCTGAATCATTTGGGTTGCCTGCGACAGCCGATTTCATGTTCGCCCTCATCTCAAATGAAGAACTTGATGCGCTCAATCAAATAGTCGTAAAACAACTCAAGAACCGATACAATGATCCAACTGTAAACAAACGATTTGTTGTTGGTATAGATAGGTCTAAAATGCGACTATATGATGTCGAAAATGAGGAACAAAAGGACTTGGTGGATAGTGGACAAGATGTGGCAGTATTTGACAAGACAGATTTTGGAAGTAATCAGTTTATGAGAGAAAATTTAAAGAGTTTATCAACAGAGGATTTTAAAGTATGAGTGAAGTAGAATTAAATACTGATATGTTGAGTCCATTCGGGCCTAGGATATTAAGTGTGATGTTACCAGAAAATATTATACAACGTATCAATGACTTGGGTGACAATCAACAAAATAGTACAAACATGGATGGTAGACTTGCTGGTATAATAAAAGATGAACCAGAGCTAACTGATGAAGAAATGGACTCTATTGGTATCAAACAGATATTCTTGGACATAGGACAACAATATGTGAGCACTATTCTTTTTGATAACCACCACATAAACTATAATCCAGATGATTATAAAATTGATATGGAATTTAAGTCTGGTTGGATTGTCAATCAGAAAGAGAACGAATACAATCCAGCTCATTATCATAGTAACTGCAACATATCTGCTGTGTTATATCTAAAAGTACCAGAGTTTAAACTTAGAGGATATGTTGGAAAGAAAATCATTGACGGCTACATTGAGTTTATCAATTCAACAGTAGATCATAGTATGTTGTCTGCTGGTACTTATCTGGTCAAACCAGAAGTAGGAAAACTCCTAATGTTTCCATCAACATTGTTGCATACAGTATATCCATTTCAAGGGCCTGATGAAAGACGCTCACTTGCATTTAATTTAGATTATGAGTTGATATAATGAGTAGTCCTATTGAATATTGGCGTTGGGAAAATGAGGTTGATCCAAAACTTTGTAAAGCAATGATTGAACTTGCAGAAGACAATTGGAGTACTGCTGAAACAGACACAGAAAAACAAAATGCAGACATTCGTAGAGGAAAAACATTCTTTACAAGTCAGAGTTATATCTATGATTTGTTTTTTCCTTATATGAGAAATGCAAACAAAAGTGCAGATTGGAATTTTGATATTACATCTGCTGAGGCTTGTCAGATATCAAAGTATGATTATAACGACCGCTATGATTTTCATATGGATAGTATAGGAACATGGCCAACAAGACATGACTGTCCAGACAACGAATATCTACATAACAAAACTCGTAAGATATCTATGACTTGTACACTTAATTCAGACTTTGAGGGTGGTGAACTAGAATTTGTAAATGGATATAGCTTAGGAGCAACACAAGGAACAATAATATTTTTTCCTAGTTTCATGCAACACAGAGTTACACCAATTACTAAGGGAACACGATACTCTGTTGTGTTATGGTTCTTAGGAGCTCCATGGCGATGAAGTATAAAGTAATAAAAAATATAATATCACCAGAAGTTGTTTCACTTCTCAACAAATACCTTTGTAGGAAACATGAGGTATCAAATTGGTTAATAGACCAGAAGATTGTTTCACCAGTATCATCATATTCATACTGGGGTGGAGAAGACTTTACTACTGCATATGCTACTACTGGTGATGTAATGATGGATACTATGTTAGAGGTATGCAAACCTTTGATAGAAAAAGTATTTGATTTAGAACTTATAGAATGTTATTCTTATACAAGAATATACAAAACTGGTAATGTATTAGAACGTCATATAGACAGAACTGCTTGTGAAATATCTGGAACACTACATTTAGGGGGAGATGAATGGCCTATATTTCTAGACCCAACTGGGGGAAAGAACAATAAAGGTATCGAAGTGAATCTAAAACAAGGAGATATACTTCTTTACAGAGGAAATGAATTAGAACATTGGCGAGAAAAATTTGAAGGTAAAAATTGTTCTCAAGTGTTTTTTCACTACAATGATAAGAACGGACAGTTTGGTGAAACTCTAAAGTATGACAAAAGAACTATGTTAGGAATACCAAGAAGTATAAAGTAATAAAAAATATAATATCACCTTTGATGGAGAAAAAATAATGCCAATTAAAAACATAGATGGGAATGGAATTATACAAGCTTGGTTTCCTACAACAATATATTATCAAGATAGACTTATATCAGAGGAAGAAAATGAGAAATGTGTAGA